ATGTCCTGGCAAGCCTTAAACGAAAGGTTCAAGACTGCGGAGCTTTTTGGCAAGCTGGCTAACATCTTTGCCGACCTGCCGACCAAGAACATAGATGACAACGGTATCTTTAAGGCTTTAGTTGGTGAAGATTTCTTGACGGTAGAAAAGAAGAACAAGAATCCTTTTTCCTTTCAGTCTACGGCAAGACTGCTGTTTTCCTGCAACAACATACCAAAAAATTACGGCGATCGGTCAGAAGGCTTTTACCGGCGGCTGATAATAGTGCGATTCAATCATACCGTGCCACAGGAAGAAAAGGATCCGGACCTCATAAACAAGTTCAGGCTGGAAGCAGACGGAATATTCCTTTATGCATTGCACGGCCTGCAGAGGCTGTTGGATAACAATAACAACACCTTTTCTGAAACGCAGAAGAACCGGGACGAGCTGCAACGCTATAGGGAAGAAAGCGACAGCATCCTGTCCTTTGTGAAGGAAAACTGCATTGTGGAAGCAAAAAAGGTTTCCGGTTCATTGGAGCTCTTTAATGCCTACAAAGTGTACTGTGAAGAATGCGGGCTGAAAGCTTTTTCTCAAAAAGCCTTTGTGTCTCATTTATTAGCTGCGGTACCAGAGGTCACCAGAGGCAAGGACAATGTCGGAAAAAGGCGTGTTTTCAGGGGGATCGGGTTAGATGAATTTGCCAATTAAGCTTTTGAGGACACGTGGGACGGGAAACTTCTCCTATTCTTTTATATATATCTTAAATAAATGCATATATATACTTTTTTCCAGCTCCTTATGTAATAATAGGTTTTTTCCTGTCCTTGGTGTCCTCCGGCCAGTATTGACGCCATTTGTTATTGGACACGTGGAAAGGAGGTGTCAAAATGAAAGAGTCGGCCATTGTTAAAAGTATTTTATTGTATTTAAAAACTGTGGATAACTGCTTCTTCTGGAAGGAGCACGGCGGTATGTATGGGACGGCTGGCATACCGGACATAATCTGCTGTCTGAATGGTTGGTTTGTGGCTTTTGAGGTAAAGAATGAAACCGGCAAGGTGACAAAGCTGCAGGATGCAACTTTACGAAAGATTATGCTTGCCGGTGGAAGAGCCGTAGTGGTTAGGTCTGTGGAAGACGTAAAAAAAGTTGTTGCTTGTTTTGTAAATGGAGGAGGCAATTATGTTAGAAGATAAAGTAAATCATCCCAAGCATTACACCAATGGGAAAGTAGAATGTATTGTGGCCATTGAGGCTGCCACGGAAGGACTAGTTGGTATTGCAGCTGTTTGTACTGCCAATGTCATTAAATATATGTGGCGTTGGAAACTAAAAGGTGGTTTAGAAGATTTGCGTAAGGCAAGATGGTATTTGGATTATTTAATCAACGAAGAATGCAAGAAAAAGATACTTTGATATAAGTCTTAAGAAAACACTGAACACTGAAAAATGCATCGTTGCTACAACGCTCCAAAGGTAATAACAAAATTTGGAGGTGGCAGATGTTATGATAGATTCTGCTTTTAAAGATTACGAAAACCTGGCAGTAAATGTAATTATCAGGGCTGCCAAGGATTATAGGTTATATAACAGAGCTTTTAAGAAGCTTATGGTTGACAAGGTACCAAAGGGCAAAGCGTTCAAGAGATGGGCTAAAAAGTGCAATAAGTATCATACAGGCATTAAAGAAATTGAGGAGTTCTTCTGTTCCACCTATTTTGCCACGATATCTGATGCTGACGGTCCCGCAATGCTGAAAGACCTGCAGAAAGAGGTGGGAAGGTGACATCTAGAGAATATCTTGAGCAGGCGGAGCACTTGGACCAGCTGATTGTTTCCAACCTGGTAGAATTAGAAAGATTACATTTAACTAAAAGTAACATCAGTCCTCCGAGTCTTGAGCCGCATTACAATGCAACACGCAATACCACAGCACCGTTCGTTTATAAGGTCGAGAAACTCATGTTGCTGGAAGATGAGATAAGAACTGAAACTAACAGGCTGGCAGAGCTGAGAACTCAGATCAGGCAGGCCATAGATTCCGTACCAAATACGGATGAGCGTTTGGTTTTAAGGTACAGATATCTGCAAAGCCTGACGTGGGAAGAGATTGCTATGAGGATGCACGCAGGTAGAATGAGCGTAATCCGATGGCATAAAAAGGCTTTAGAAGATGTCGTTATACCAGAATCAGCTAAAATATAAAAAAGTTGGTACGGTTTGGTACGGTTTGGTACGCTTTGGTACGGTTTGGTATGTTGTTTTGGCAAAACAATTGTGCTAAGATATAATCAGCAAGAAAGAATAAATAACGGATTAGCCTTGGAAGGATGACTTCCAGGGCTATTTTTATGCCCAAATGGAGGTAATGTTTTGCCAAGAAGACCGAAGCGACCGTGTTCTTATCCAGGCTGCCCAAGACTTACTGAGGGAAGATACTGTGAAGAACATCAGAAGCTGACAGATAAGAACTACAACAAGTACGAACGCAATCCAGTTCACAAGAAACGATACGGCAGAGCCTGGAGGTTCATCCGTGCCGCCTATGCAAAGGCGCATCCGTTGTGTGAGCAGTGCCTTGCGGAAGGAAGGTATGTGGCAACAGAGCAGATACATCACAAGCTGCCATTGTCTCAAGGCGGTACAAATGATGTTTCCAATCTCATGGCCCTGTGCAGGAGCTGCCATTCCCGGATTCATGCGAAGATGGGTGACCGATGGCATAGAAAAAGAACTACCCATGAGGAGTAGTTCTTTTATAACAGAGTGTTTAGACAGTATAAGAAATTCTAAAGTAGTCTAAAACAGCCTTGAAATTGTCTTGTGCACTAAGGCAGGTATCAGTTAAGAAACCTTTTTCTTTGTTCCATCCTTTAAGACCGCGATAGTAGAACAGCTTCATATTATCGGTGATGATGAAGGGAACGATGTCGTTGGACAGACACTCTTTAAACATTATGAGCCTGCCGATACGACCGTTGCCATCTTGGAATGGGTGGATGGCTTCAAAGCGCACATGGAAGGTAATGATATCATCTAAGGTTTTGTTTTGAATAGCATTGTACTTAGCAAGTAATTTGTGCATGGCCTGAGGGACATCTTCAGGGAGAGTGGTAGCTTTGCCACCAACTTCATTGGGATATCTTTTGTAGCCTCCGACAACAAACCAGTCTTTGCGGCTGTCGCTTGTGCCGGTCTTAAGAACAGAATGGAGTTCCTTTATAAGAGTTTCGGTTAGCTTGCGACGGGCTTTAGTGATGATAATGTCTATGCACTTAAAGTGATTAACTGTCTCTAAGATATCATTAACGTTAACGGCATCTTTTTCTATGCCGATAGTATTTGTCTCAAAAATGTACCTAGTCTGGTCGTGGGTTAGCTTGCTGCCTTCAATATGGTTTGAGTTGTATGTTAAATCAATTTGTATCTTATGATAGATGCCACCCGGGCTCTTGCTGGCTTGTTCATTTTGAAGAACGGACAGTAAATCCCTGGTGTTTCTTGTTCTTGTGTTTCGTATTGGCTTTGAAGCGCTTTCAGGGATACGCCAAGTCTTGCCGATAAGCTTGGCACCGGCAACTTTGCCGTTGGCACAGTAGTTGCGAACAGTTCGTTCGGCTACATTCCAGACCGGCGCTGCGTCAGCAACAGACATGTATTTCATGGTTTTATCCTCCTTGCTAGGATATTATACCATATATCGGCAAGAAAAGCTTGAAAATAAGAATAAAAAAGAAATATATTGCCGATAGAATGTAAAAAGACGTGAACCGGCAAACCCAGCGCCTGTGAGGGCCTAGGGGATATCAAATCCCTAGAGCTAGTATTTGTGCGGTCGGGCGCTTGGCCTTACGCACAAAAACGCACTTTCAAACGTGGTATTAAAAAAAATATAAAGGAGATGATTATTTGTCTAAAGACGGAACTACTAGAGGTGGCAGCAGAATTGGTTCAGGACGCAAGGCAAAAGCACTTGCAGATAAAATAACGCTAGGTAATCCTGGTAAAAGAAAGTTAGAAGTTATTGAGTTTCCAGATACTCCATCCCTTGATGGATCAGAAATACCACCGATAAAAGAATATATGAAATCACAGCAAAAAGATGGTAAACCGCTCTGCGCTGACGAAATATACACAGAAACATGGTTATGGCTCAAAAATCGTGGCTGCGATAAAATTGTCAACATTCAACTTGTTGAGCAATACGCCATGAGTGTCGCGCGCTGGGTCCAATGCGAAGAAGCTATTTCAGAATATGGTTTCTTAGCCAAGCACCCTACCACTGGCGCTGCAATATCAAGCCCTTTTGTAGCAATGTCACAGCAGTATATGAAGCAGGTAAACCAGGCCTGGTATCAGATATTCCAAATCGTAAAAGAAAACTGTGCTACAGAATGGCAAGGCACTACCCCACAGGATGATGTTATGGAGAAGCTACTTAGATTACGAGCAAAAAACAGAAACCTATGAGTAATAACTTTAGCTTGATAGTATCCGTTTTCAGAGCTAATATCCGTCATATCAAAAAGGAGGTGGTTATCATGACCAAGGAAGAATTTAAACGGGAATTAAAATATCGTCTGGCTCTGTCCATAGCCCCAGAATATGCTGAAGCAAGGTCTTATAAATGATGTACAGTACAAGCTCATGGACATCCATTTAGCACAACATTTTCAGCCATTTTTTGGCTATCTGGCAGCCTGATTATTAACTTGATATAAGTTAGCTTCAGAGCTAATATCACAATACCGAAGGGAGGTAGGACCATGGCTTTAGACATTGAGGTCATTGAAACCAAAAGTACAAAAAGCCTTAAGCAACGCAAGGTAGCAGCCTATGCCCGTGTGTCCACAGAGAAGGATACCATGCTTCATTCTCTGTCAGCGCAGGTAAGCTACTACAGCAAGCTCATCCAGTCCAACCCCTCCTGGCGGTACTGTGGTGTGTATTCAGATAATGGCCTGACCGGTACCAAGGAAAGCAGACCGGAATTTCAAAGACTTCTTAAAGATTGCCTGGACGGCAAGATAGACATGATTATCACCAAGTCCATCTCCCGTTTTCCAGAAACACTGTAGTTCTTTTAGAAAAGGTAAGAATGCTTAAAGACAAAGGCATAGATATATATTTTGAAGAACAAAATATTCATACCATGAGCAATGAAGGAGAGCTTATGCTAACCCTTCTTGCTTCCTTGCCCAAGCTGAAAGCAAGTCCGTAAGTGATAACTGCAAATGGCGTATCCATAGCGCCTATAAAGAAGGAGAACAGATAAACATCAGAAGGCTGTTTGGTTACCATGTCAAGAAAGGCATCCTAACCATAAATCCGGATGAAGCTAAAATTGTACAAGAAATATTTTCGCAGTATGCCAATGGCACCCTCTGCCCTAGAACTTGCCCGTACTTTAAATGAACAAGGTACTACCGGCAATTGGACAGACAGACGCGTACGCAAAGTACTACATAAACGAAAAATACATGGAGACACTCTCCTACAAAAAGATTCGTAAACAACCACTTAGATAAAAAGCTCATAACCAACCAAGGCGAGCTTCCACAATACTATGTAAGAAATTCTCATCCTGCCATCATAACCCGTGAGCTCTTTGCCAAGGTCCAGGAAATGCTGAAAGAAAACAGAAGCACTTCCATACCTAAAAGCACAGAAAAGCACGTCCTATATGACAAGGTGGTCTGTGGCCTATGCCACAAGCATTATATCCGCAAGAAGTTAAGAGGTAAGTACTTCTGGCAATGCCATACCTACTTCTATGAAGGCAAGGACAAATGTCCTAACAAGAAAGTGCCGGAAGAAGTCCTCATGAAGATATATAAAAAAGAACATAAAACCCTACAGGAAATAGTCGTCCTGGGTGACGGCCGTCTTCAAGTAAGGCTTGACCATAAAACCTACAATAAGAAATGGTCCTATAGACCAGAAAGGAAGAAAAATGGAACAAAGACAAGTAATTGAAATACCCGTAAAGAAACTGTCCATCTTTGCCTCTGCGGACAATCCTGTAATGCATAAGAAGCGCGTAGCTGCCTATGCCCGTGTATCCACAGAATACGAAGAACAGGTCAGCTCCTATGCTGCCCAAATAGACTACTACACCAAGCTAATTCACTCCAAAAAAGAGTGGGAGTTTGTAAAAATCTATACGGATGAAGGCATATCAGCTACCAACACCAAGAAGCGTGAAGGCTTTAATACCATGATCAAGGATGCCCTGGACGGCAAGATAGACCTTATCCTTACCAAGTCCGTCAGCCGGTTCGCCAGGAACACTGTGGATACTCTGACCAATGTAAGAAAGCTGAAGGAAAAAGGTGTAGAGGTCTTTTTTGAAAAGGAAAATATCTACACTATGGATTCCAAGGGAGAACTTTTAATAACCATCATGAGTTCCCTGGCACAGGAAGAAAGCCGGAGCATCTCCGAAAATGTCACCTGGGGACAAAGAAAAAGGTTTGCTGATGGCAAACTGATGCTGCCCTATAAAGCCTTCCTAGGCTACAAGAAAGGTGCCAATGGCAGGCCGGAGATTATTCCGGAAGAAGCTAAAACTGTGGAATACATCTATAAACGTTTCTTAGAAGGCTGTCCTCCTAGCTGGATTGCCAATGAACTAATGAGCAAAGGAATATTAACTGCCAAAGGCAGAAAGAAATGGTACACCACCACCATTGAAAGCATCTTATCCAATGAAAAATATAAAGGTGATGCCTTGCTGCAGAAAGCATTCACAGTAGATTTTCTAACCAAAAAGAAAAAGAAGAACGAAGGCGAAGTCAAGCAGTACTATGTTCATGGCAGCCATCCTGCCATCATCCGGCCTGACGTCTTTGACCATGTACAGGAAGAACTGAAACGCAGAAAGTCGCTGTATTTTGGTCATAAACGAAACTTCTTAGTGGAAAGCTTATTTGCGGAGAATGTGGTTCCATATATGTACCTAAGACCTGGCACAGCACAGACAAGTACAGACGTGTCATGTGGCGGTGCATGA